CACATATATAGAAACCGAGGTTTCACAACTAATAAATAAATAGAACAGGGCAACGTTCTAAATATAATTAGACGCAACACCGCCATGCCGTAAAGCTTACATGGAGTTATGACCTCGGTTGAGGTGGGCAAATATATGTGAATTTTAAGTCTATATGCCCTAAAGACTAAAATTGAATTATTTTCTGTAACCAACGGTGTAAGTGACATATTTCTAGCTTGCTAGGAAGAAATACACTACGCTCTATTGGTGGAGAGGAGGTTTAACACTGTATGGAAATAGTGGGGGTGGATAAGGCTAAAGCAAATCTAATATAGTACTAAAGTTTCTATGAATAGATTCGCATACGGCGTAGGCCCACTAATTACACACTTGTTATATTAAACGCAGAGAGAAACGCAGTAAGAGGAGATGAGACTCTTGACTACCGAACAGTATTTTAAATACACAATGGACTACATAGATAATTCTTTTTTCAATTCACGTTTAAAATGTTTTTGTTTTTGTTTTTTGTTATTTTTAAATGTTTTTGTATTTTTATGTTTTTTGTAATAATAATAATAATAATAATAATAATAATAATAAATGAGATTTATAGGGTAACTAGAGTATTAACGATAGGTGCAGATGTGGAATAAGATCCAGGATAAGCACTGTCAATGAAAGCTCCAGTTTCAGTTTGCATAGCTAATGGCGCTAATTTTGGTACATTATAAAGTGTTCCAAATCTAGCATCATCGCCTAATGAGATAAACATATTCAAGTTAATACTTGGTATTTGAGTTGAAATAGCATCAGTAATAAAGATATAAATATATCCTAAATCTGATACTTCATCAAATGTAAGCGGTAACTCGAGAGTAGCTCCTAAAGGAGCTAATACGGATAAGTATTTGCTTGAATATGGTACGTTAAATTCAGCGGTGGCATCAATTCCATTAATATAATTCACTGGTAGTGAAGTGAGATTAGGATATGATAACCAAGGTGATCTATTGTTTAAATCGTCTGTGGTTGTGTTATTCAAGAATAAGTTATTCGCCAAAACATTAGCTAATCGTGTAGCTGTTTGAGTATCGGATCCTTGAATAGGCGGAGAATAAAACGCTGCAAATGTATAATTTGTTTGCGTTTTCTGTAGCATAATTTTGAAATTTAGTCCACCTTTAAATTGACGATATAAAAGACTAAATTTCGTAAAGAGGCCAGCAACTGGGGTGCGGGTAGAAGATGTTGGTAATCCTGATACAAAAGGATCAATTCCAAAGAATGAATTGACCGGTAAAACTAAAACACGACCTCTTTGAGTTTCGGAAGGTGTGACCATAGTTTGTGTAGGCAACATTTGGTATTTTCGTAATATATTGCGAACAGAATATAAATGAGATTGTGAAACATCTTGTCTCGGTGTGGTAGCATCTTCACTCGGAGAGATCAGATTTTCAGTAGCCATATCAGTATTTGACATCGGTGTTATAAGTGGTTGAGCACTTGATTGAGGACGAACTGTAGCTTTACGCTCTCGATGTCGAGGGAGCATAACGACTTCAATATCGCTTTCTAGAGATGATTCTCTAATATATTTAAGCTTTCTTTGAATAGGAGCTGGCGGAACTGGGAGGATAACAGGCATAAGTTGGTTTATGCTTATAGTATCAACTTGGTAATCATCAGCTCCAGCGATAAAAAGATTGACATGAATTTGCGGCGGTGTTCCATTTTGATTCACAAGAGTGTTTAAAACTGAGATATTAATCATTCCCATTGTATCTCTATGTGAAGGTGTATTAGATGATGGAACATGCAATTTTGGAGTTGCTGCAATATATGGAATCGTAAATTCAAATTGATTAGAACCCTGATTTAATTCAATTACAATTGCATATTGAGATGCATCTGAAGTTAATACACCATCAATAGATGGAGTAAATTCATTATAATTAAAAGAAATCAAAATTTTACCAGTTTGAAATGAAGTTGCGATAATAGCACCTTGATATGTGAGTCCCCCAGTCCAATAAGTAAAAGGAGAGGTTGCATATTGAAGGAGTGACACTTGTGATGTTGTATTGTCAACGAGTCGGTTCGGGCAAGGATTTATAGGTATAGACGCTAAAATAGTTCCAGGTTCCTGTCCAGTGTTCATCGAAAATGAACCTAGATATGAATATTTTTGGAATATATGACTAAAAGTCATTTCATCATTAGTTGTAGCAAAAGTATCAGGGTCTGTTAGACTTAAAGCTGAAGGGTTGTAACCCAAAACATCGATTCTTTCAACACCACTTGTAAAATTCATAGGTTGTGTGGACACTATTTTACTTCGCTCTTGAAGTGTAGGATCTATTGGTTTATCAAGACCAATAAAACCTGTAGCAAGATCTATTGCATCTCCAATGATATCTTCGGGTAAAATAGATTTAGCGATCTTTTTAAGGAAACCAAGAGGTCCTGGTGAAGCTTCTGCTGTAGATGATTGTACTCTAGGAGTCATATACTTACGACTAGTGATTCCAGATCTTCGCGGAACTTTGAATAGATTATCTTCAAAGCGAGCAAAAACAGAAATTGAAGCTGTATCTGAGGCGGTAGCACCTAGTTCAAGTTGATTAAATACAACAAATTTAACATGACCGAGAGTATTTACAATACTTTCGGGTGTTGTTTTTTCTATATCTAAATAAGCTTGGGTGCTATTAAATGGAATTTCCATTGTTGCGGAAGTATTTGCATTAGGATACAAATAACATGTTTGATTGACTGAAAGAGCTGAAAAGTTCTCTACTAACATATCATTTGTTTTTGATTCACACAATGGAATCCATGTAATTGCAATACAACCTTGAATTTGCGGAACTCCTGTAATTTGGAATTCTAGAATTATTTTGCCCCTCCAGAAGATAAAAGAACTGAAAGGAGAGGATGTTAAATTGTTATTAATAGCATCTTCTGGTAGGCGGAGAGAATGTAACACTGTATGTGAACTTTGTGTGGATGAAAGTGGAATTGTTACGACGAAATTACGACGATTCAACATTTTATCTAGTGTCCAGGTATCTTCTCTAATAATTGAAGAAGCTTTTCCAATGATTGATGGTGTATTTTTACGGGAAGAGATCGATGTTATTGGTCTCGATTCCATTCGTACTCCGAATTGATCATTAGATGTAAATGTAGTTTGATTAGCAGATGTATTGTTCTGGGAGTTATTATTGTTAGTTGTGCTTGTCATGTTTGTTTGTTTTGTTTGTTTGTTTGATATGATTAATTGTTGCCCTAATTGAATCATAGTTTTCGGTAAAGTCAATTAATGCAAAACTAAAAGTTCTGCATATTCGTTGTTTTTGTAAAGTTCAATTAATTGGCGCTCTGTATAAAAGGTAGGATATAAACCTTTCTCGTTTGCAAAGTTTTTGACATATGCCATGTTTTCACTATAAGTTTCATAATGCAAATATGCTTCTCTTTGATAATTAGCTAGTTTAACTAAACAAAGTTCTTCATTTCTCATTCCGTCACTTATATAATTTAAAGTAGAGTTCATTGATACAGTACTTAAAGGTGCTACAGTTGTTTGTAAGCGTGGATGAAATCGAAAATCTCTTTTTAAGAAAGAGTGTTTTTCTATAGGTCCAAACATATTATCATCTGTCCATTCACCTTTGTCCGCTGGTGTAAAATCTAAATGTAATGATTTTATAACCTGGCGATAAGTGGCAGGATTGAACCATAATTTAACAGAATCTTTTACAGATCCTATTAAATCATCACCATAAGTGTAAAACATGGTACTTTGTAGATATAATTGTAAATTTGCTTTAATTCCAACAGAATGAGCACATAAATGAAATCCATATGCTGTATACATTATATTAATGCAAGAATTATAAAAAGATGTTATAGCTATTCCTGATGCTAATCCATGTGTAGATATAAATACCCAATTCATAGCAATAGTAGGAGTAGATATAACTATTTGTAATAAATAATCAAGAATATTATAAATTTCGAGTTCGGAATATTTGGTACCGAATGTTGTATTGAAATGTAATACATCAATTTTCACTGCGCGCCTTAATACTTTATTAAGCACACCTTGAAAAGATGCAAGCATTCCTTTATCCCAAAATTTATAATCTCCACTAAAGATGTTTTTATTTGATATTCTATTTAAGTTTTTCTGGAGTTTAACCCAATCATCACTTAACGGATTGATACCAACGGCTATACCATTAGTATGTTTGTCATTCATAGTTTTTGCCATGATGTCACCAAAGAAATATCTTAGTAATAATGTTAAAAGTAAAGGGGCGGCAGCAAAAGTTCGAGTCTTTTTCGGTGAACTATCTAAATCATTCAAATCTGATAGATCTTTCAATTCATTTGTTTTATAAGATGTATTGAAATATGTATCATATTTGAACTCATTTTTAGACATACTCAATGTAAGTTCTCTGAGTTTTTCTTTAGTATGGGGTAGGATAATACCATTATCAAAATCAAGATAATCATTTTTATCTCCAGTTAATCCAAATCCAACCGAAGTAGTAGGGTCAATTCGTCCAAGTATGGAGTTTCCTAAGATTATTTCTTTTTCTGAAAGAGGTAAACTTTCATTAGGAAGTTTCATTTCAATAATGTTTTCTGCATATAAGAGCGCGGTCAGATCAACGCTAGGATTCTCAACGAAGCAGGGTCGAGTGAGATCTTTCATAGTATGTTTCCCGTTCACAAGAGGTTCTGCTGGCTTGCGAAGAACAGGAAAAATACCATAAACAGGAGATTTTTCTAATGAGCTTTTAGTTGTAGGCCATGATGATACAGGCGCATCAATAAATGCAACAGAAGAATTATCTAATTGCGTTTCTTGCAAGGTCAATGTGGTGATTTTATCTTCATTAAAGTATTTATTTAATTTATCAATCGTTGTTCGAGAAAATATACGACAAACTCCTTTAATTTGATATGTTTCATCATCATCAGTATAATCAATTCGCGCTATGTGATGTCCAATAATAGAACCATCACCAGTTACACACATTGCACCGCACAATCCATCTAATTCAATATCAGTTAAAACATTATGTCCAGTTTCAATAGTAGCAGTAAAACCTGTTCGAACATCCATGTATGGTATTGAAAAATCAGCTCCTGTTAATTTATCATTTAAACAATGAATACCAACAGGAGTAACTAAATAAGGAGTGCGATTTATAGGGTTTGTAACGATGTTGATTTTCCTCTTGTATAAAGGTGCACTAGCAGGTAGTTGCAATAGTACCCAATCTTCATCTACATTACGGTCTATAATATTAACTAACATAGAATCATAATATAAGCTTGAATTAGAGTTGTAAGCGGAGAGAAGAGTAAGCGAATTATCGGAATCAAATAATGAATGTAATGTTGTTAATACATAATGTCCAGAAAAGAGACCAGTTGAATAAGTAGTATATGTTTGACCATCTTTCTTAGAACGATATACTATCTTAATATAACGCGTATTTTCTTCAAAACGGGCGAGTTGGGGAATAGTTTCACTTGGTCGATTAATATTTAATTGCAACATCTCAACTAAACCCTGTGGCATAGCATCACGAATAGTTTTAGGTGTGATACGAGATGAAGTATAATGTAAATTTTGAGCTTCAAGTGGATTATTCTTTTTTGAATCATAATTTTGAAAAGCTGAATATAAACCTAGAGATAATGATATACCTAAAAATGTAATGATACAAGTATAAATCTTAAATGATAATTTTGAAGAATCATCCATAGTATTATATTTATCTAATAATTTAGCCATAGCATCATATAAATAATCCATTGTATAATTAGCACATGGTATAAGAGAAAATATATTTTCAAAAGTATCAGTAAAACCTTGTGGTTTTGCTGATGGTATCTTTTTAAATACAATATCTTGAGTAGGATTATAATTATACTGTTGTACTTTTATTTCAAGAAGGGAGTTAATATAATCTCCCATTTCAGCATATGGTAATGTTCCAGCATTAGCTTCGAAAGAACGGATATTCATCCATTTCTTCACTCCTAATGAATCATCATATTCTTGAACATTTATTTCTCCAGAATATTTTCCACCTTTAAAAGAAAGGCAAGTTGTATTCCATCGATTAATACGTCGATATAATGCTTCTGGTTCAGCAACACCAGAGTCTTTTGTGAAATTTACAGGAATGCGATTGGCAGAAGCTAAAATAAGTCGAGAAGTAAAAAATTTTGTATCTTTCTTTTCAGCAACAGCACACTCAAGCTTAAATTGAACACTACTTACCATAGGGATAAGTGGTCCAAATTGAGCATCAGTAGCTTGTCCAATATCATCCATTACAACAATATCTTGATTTTCATATTGATCATGAAAAGTACGATCAGCTTTAGTCATAGGATTATAATAAATTTGATTTTCAGCGGAAAAACATTTTACAAGATTTTTAAGTAAAACAGATTTTCCAGTTTTTGGTGGTCCTTCAATAATGATGCAAACAGGTTCAATGCGCGATGTATTGCGTGCATGATGAACTATCTTAATCATATCATCAAAGAGTTTCATAGTTTCAATAAGATAAGGTGGCATAAGTCGTTTAGCAGATAAAATATTAGATCGTAAAATATCAAATTCTGCACTAAGTTTTAATGCATCAAGTTGAAATAAAGGATCACATATAATATTAGGTTTCTTAGATCGCATTGTTAAAAGATCACTAATTTTGGAGTGAATTTTACCTAATTTAGAAAAAGGAAAAAGTTCTTCGAAAGATTGTAATGTAGATATAAGTTCATCAACAAATCCAGGATGTTTTCCTCCAAAAAATGAATATGTACCCAATACTAATCTCGGAATACTAATCACGAAAGCTAAAATATCATATAGCCATGTAGTATCATCTAATAATTTAATATGAGTGAACGTAGGCATATCTTTAAAGATAGACTTAAGGTGATTAGGTAACATTGTTGACAATAAAGTAGAAAGAAACATAGTTTCAAATGGACCTGATTGCGGAGTAACAGTGTTACGTAGGCGTAAAGAAATTCCCATTTCAGTAATAAGAGTTTTATGAGTATCATGTACGGTAAGAATAAATGATGCTAATTTCATATAAAAAGATGTTGGCGAATTAATTGTTTTAAATAAAATTGCTTCAATTAAACTAGTCATAGATTCAAATAATCTGATACAATGTAACATTATAAGTGCAATTTTAGCAGAATCAGAAATTGTATTTTGAACTCCTTGTAAACTACTTAGAAAATTACCACCGAAGAAATTTGCAGTATTCCACGCTCCATTTCTAATTGAACTTCGAAATGAAGTTAATGCAGGATTTAATCCTGCTCGCATT